TTTTTATCAAGAATTTGAGAATTAAGGAACTATGACAGGAGAAGAAATTAAAGAGCTTTGTATTAAAAAGCAAGTGACATTTATTCCGCATCATGATTGTGCAATATGCGGAGAGTACACAGGATGGTATCTATTTGGACGTTGGCCACCTTACGAGGTAGCGTATAGTTCAAGTTGTGGATGCGGTTGGGGAAGTGATGCACGACCTGACACATGGCAAAGCATTGCCGATTGGGTATGCGATGCCAACGGCGAACTGAGAGACGATTACAAATGGCTAAAGGAGTAAGGATATGACCAAAGAAGAGAAAATCAAGGAAATCTGCGAGCAAAGCATCGGCAAGTTAGGCGGTGCTTTGTCAGAAGCGATAGCCAACGCTATCAGCGAGGGCTACAAGTTAGGATGGGAAGAGTGCGCAAAGCAATTAGGCGTAAAGTTATGAGGAAAGTCAACTTCAAAGGCTTAGACCCCGAAGACTTGCACACCTGCCAACACTGTCAGCATCACTTCCACGATATTGGCATGAACCGCAAGGTGTGCTCCGAGTCGGGGCAACCCATCGCACCGATGGACTTCATATCGGTGAATGACTGCGAGGAATACAAGTCGCCGTATATCTCCGACTACCGACGCAGGACGGATTTGGAAAACCAATTAAAGAATAAGTAACAATGAAAACAGCAGCTTACATCATCATGCTTGCGCTTTGCGCTGGCATCGTAGTAATGAACTACAAATTGAACGGACAGCCCCGAAAGGAGCAAGTGTATAACTACAAGAAAGGCTTGTCGAGTGCAATCATACTGGCCGTTCTTACATCATTGATTTATTGGCTATGATTATCATCAAGACAGCAAACGGCGACCGCTTCATCAATGAAAGCGAGGCGCAATCCGTAACCCATAACAAGGAATACGGCTACGTGGTCATCACATTCAAGGACGGCCACAGCGAGAACGCTTTCCAAGTCGAAAGCATGTACTACACCAACAAGCAGGACGTGGAGATACGAGACAACGGACTACTGATGGCTGCGGTGGCATCGGACGTGGAATACTACAAGGAGATGAACGAGTCGGCTTTCCGCTATCTGGAACGAGTGGCAGAGCAGCGCAGCCGATTGGAGAACATGGTCTTGGAGATGTACGAGCATCCAGACAGCAGCCCTGAGTATCGCAAGCGGTTCGTTGAGGAACTGCGCGAGTCTCGGAGCAATCGCCCTGGCACCATCAAGGCAGAACTCGACGAACATCGCACCATGCCTTATTATCACAAACTTCGTGAGGATAGCCACGAGAAGGGCGAGGAAATCCAAAAGGAGTTTGTGCGCATGTCGGCAAAGATTAAGGAACTCGAAGAAATGAAAGAACGATTCCGCAAGGCTGGTGAACGTCTGATGCTTCGCAACCTTTGGCAGCGCATATTCAACAAAATGACATACCTCTGACGAGTAAACTCAAAACCGCATTACAATTCTTTAATTCTTGATATGACAGAAGACTTTTATAAACTGAAGCAGGATGCAATAGACCTGCTTCGCAAGCGATTGACTGAGGACGTGCGCAAACGACTGGCAGAAGTAGATGACCGTTTGCTGGAATACTTCGACGACTGCGCCACGAACGTGAGCAACGTCTTTGGGGACGAGAACGACAGGCACGGCATGTGGGAGATTCTTTGCGCTTGCAAGTTCCTGCGTATGTTCAACACCTATCACTTCAATGCCAAAAAGGTGCAGTTCTACCTCCGACTGCGCGAGGGCATCTGGAGGCGCGAGGGCAAGCGGTGGACTTACGTGAGCGGCGGTCTCAGACTGCCATCGACTCAGGGCGCGAGGATATACCGATGGCAACCGTTCCAGGTGTTCGTGCTGGCGAGCGTGTTCGGCTTCTACACATGGATCAATACGAAGGTGGAGGCGGGCACAAAGGATGTGCTGGAGGAGACGGAGCGCGAGAAGGACGGCTGGGTGTGGGACTTCCGGCGGTTCGTGGCCGAGTTCATCATGTACGGGCCGCGAAAGATTGACAAGACAGGCCTCTCGTCGTTCATTCAGCTGGTGTTCTTCCTCTTCGGCGACTTCAACTCGGAAATCTATGCGCTGGCCATGACGGAGGCGCAGTCGAAGATTCTCTTTGACCGCACGAAGTTCATGCTGAACCAGGCCAACGTGTCGGACGAGGGCAACCCGATGTTCCGCATGACGCAGAAGATTGTCGATTGGCTGCCGAAGTACCGCGAGCAGATTCGCAACTCGAAGATCGTACCGCTGACGGGCGGCGGCAAGGCTCCTGACGGCACGAACACCCAGCTGCTGAACTGGGACGAGTTGGGCAGTTCGCCATACGTGAACGGCAAGTCGGACATGCAAGCGCACATCAACGTCTGTCAGTCGTCAATGGGTATGAGGCGCGAGCCGCTGACCTTCGGCACGACCACCGCCGGCACCATCACCAGCGGCCCGTTCATTGACATGTTGCAAGGCAGGCATGATTTGCTGCTCGAAGAGTTCAAGTACGAGACGGGCGAGGCCGTGCCATCGCTGATGTACGACAGCCAGATGTGCCTGCTGTTGGAGCCCGACGAGTATGAGAAGACGAATGAGGAATACATCATCACCTCGCACGCTCTGAGGCGCAAGATAAATCCGATGCTCGGTGTCATCGTGCAATATGACTTCTACGACCGCGAGATGGCGAAAGCCCGTCAGGACGGCGAACAGAAGTTCGCGGAGTGCGTGAGTAAGTTGTTTAATGTGTATCGCGGTCTGCGAGTGACGAAGTGGCTGACGGGTGATCAGATACGTCCGAGGCAGATAGAGCGACGCATCACCGATTGCAAGTACGAGGACGGTTGGAACATCTTCGTCGGCCTTGACTTCGGTGGGAATGATGATCTCTTCGCCATCACCTATCTGGCGGTGAACTACAACCAGAACCAGCCAGAAGACCAACGGATGTTTGCCGACTGCGACTGTTGGATTGTGGAGAAGGCTCTGCTCGAATCGCCCAACCGCGAACTCTACGAGATGTGGATTGAGCAGGGGTGGCTCCACAAGTGCCCTGGGCAGGTGTTCAACCCTGACTACGCGATGAATGCGCTCATGGCCAAGCACAAGCAGGGCTTGAACCTCTATGCCTTCGGCTACGACCCCGCGCAGTCGCCCCAGCCCATCAACACTCTGAAGGCGTGGCTTCAGTCGCTGTTCACCAGTCAGGGCATGGGCGGCAAGGAGATCATCGACACCATCAAGCGCATGGTGGTCGCCGTGCCGCAGTCGTTCGTGGCGCAGAACCCCGAACTTCAGCACCTCGAATACCTGCTGCTGGGCATGGAATACGACTCGGAGCAGAACCGCTTCTTCTTCACCAGCGACACCCCCCTGCTGTATCTGAGCAACAGTCCCCTGTGGCCGTGGGGCTTTCAGAATTGCAAGGTCGAGGAGAGCGCGAGCGAGTTGCGCCACGTCCGCAAGACGAACCAGAACACCAAGGTCGATATGATCCACGCCCTGCTCGATGCCATCTGGCTGTTTGATTTGAGCGAGGGGCAGGTGCAAGAATAGGAAATTAGAAAGAATTAAATGAATTGAACGAATTAAATAAAAGGAACTATGACAGACGAAGAGAAAGTTAAATTAGTGGCGGAGGTCATACAAGGCTTCGACTTTGAAAAAACACGAAAAATGATGATGCCATCAAAGGCGAAAGTAAGCATTGACGAATTGAAGGTTATTGCCAGAAATCTTCTGTTTATGTGTCTTGAACATCAAGACCGCGAGTTCTGGTGGGCTGGTGGTATGCACCGTGGCGGGCTGTGCGCCTGCTATGATGACAAGTGGGGACTGTCGCTCAACTACATCGCAGTCGCAAATAAAGTACGAATACCGAAAGATTAGGAACTATGATTATCGTTAAGTAAACCCCTGACGAGGTTTTGAAAGTATTGTGTGTATTAACCCCTAAACAAGATTAGATTATGAGCAAGAAAGTATTTGCATTGGTCTCTGGCATCGTGGGTGCCTTGCAGACCGCTGGTGTGGCGATCGTGACCTACACCGCACCTGAAAGCGCAACAGCCATCAACAGCGGCATCGTGATCGCAGGTGCTGCCATCATCGAGATTTGCAACCTGTTTGTGAAGCCTGAGTAGTATGAAACGACTCGACTCATTAGAAGCCTCTTACCGCTGTTGTTGGTGGGGCTTCTGGCTTTTTATCGCACTCTTGATCGTGGGATGGCTAACGAGTTGCACCACGACGAAGGTGGTGACGGTGCCTGAAGTGCATGAGCAGCACCACTGGCACACGGACTCCGTGATCAAACGTGACAGCGTAATTCATGACAGACAAACCACCATCCGAGAGCTTGACTCTGCTGCGATGGCTCAGTATGGCATCCAACTCAAACAGAACGAGAAGGCGTGGATGGTGTCGGTGGCTGAATTACGCAGAGAGGTTGAACGACTGGAGTCGATGACCGCAGACCGTGATACAGTGCGCGACTCAATCCCAGTACCTTATCCAGTTGAAAAGATAGTGCCTGCGGATTTGTCATGGTGGCAGCAGGCGCGGATTCACCTGGCGAACATCCTACTTTACGGGTTGGTGATCGTTGGAATTATCCAGCTTGGAAAGTGGCATCTGAAAAAACTCAAGCCGTGAGGCTTCAAGTCCTGCCCGTGAGGGTCGGCACCGTTTATTATTAAAATAAAGATTAATACTCAGCCCGATGGCCTTTCGCATACGGCATATTATATACCTCATTGGCAAAAGATTCATCGGCCATCGGGCTTTTTCCTTCGACAAACTAAGGAACCTTAGTAAACCCTAAACCCGTTTTTGCGCGAATTATAAAGTTTGATAATTCAGTAAAAATGGAAATTACATTAGATTCAATCATCGGCATCCTCGGACTGCTATTCGGTGGCGGTGCCCTGGGTGGTATCTTCACATGGCGGTGGCAACGGAAGAAAGCCAAAGCCGAGGCACAGACGGAAGAGGTGAACATGGCGAAGGCTGTACAGGACACCTACCAACAGATGCTTCAGGACAAAGAGGCTGATCTGGAAGACCGTAAAAAGGTCATCGCTGAGTTGCGCGAGGAGCGCGATCACTACAAGCGGGATCGCAACGAACTGCGTGACCGTCTTGACAAGACCGACAAGACCGTGCGCGACCTTCAGCGAGAAGTGGCCCGCAACGGCAGGATGGTGGAGAGTATGCGCCCTTTTCTGTGCTACGACACCAAGTGCAAAAAGCGCGTCCGCGTGGCACAATCTGCGACCGAGGCAACTGACTGTCCTGAAAAGCATGACATCGACCC